TGAATCATAATCTTTAGGAGATTGTAGTAGTTCTATTTCTGAAATTGTAAGATGGTCACCCACTTCTTGTCTTAAATTTCTATAATCAAACGTAGTAGGCATTGTTAGCGACTTGTAACTATTAGTACTCGCATCTGCTTTCCAATTATATCGTAATGAATCTAGTAAATCTATATTGAATACGTATTCACTTTGAAAATCGCCGGCTTTTAACTTAGGTTTAAATCCCAACTCTGCGTCTGTTACATAACTTTCACCGATAACATAGTGAAATATTTTTATATCACGTTGATATGTACCAGTAGAATTGTAAGATTTAAATGTTGGCAGTTCCCAATTTGTGTCACTTAAAGATTTAGAAGTACTCTCTGCACTTAGTTCGATATGTTGGTCAAATTCTATGATTGGTCTTTTTGCCTGTGATATCTCATCAAAGTTCGCATCTTGTATCAAATCTTTGATATCATCATAGTGATACCAATAATTATTTGTTGACCACCAAGAGCCCGTTCCGTACGTCTTTGTTTTGTCTGTATTGATTGTGACGTAATGTTTATTCTCTGAACCAGTTATTGAGGCATGGAATGAAGTTGAAACCCAATAGTACATACTGTAGTTGATAAACTTATCTAAGTCTATAGGTAAAGCAACAGTGCGTAATGAACTTTTACTATTGAATAATCTTCTATGGTCATTTGTTAACGCACCTTTATTGTATAGTGCATTAAGTAAATCATCATAAAAAACATTATCACTTGCATCTGCATTTGTGAATACGGGTTCTAATCCATAATTATCTCTCGCATATGATTGTTCTGGAAATGAAAGATAGATGTCACTAGTCTTAAATATTCCCTTTTCTTTTCTACCGACAAATGCTTTTGTCTTCTCCATCTCACCGACTGAAAAGGCACGGTCAAGTGTCGTTTCAAATATTGATTCTAACTCGCGGTTTTTTAGATGTCCTGGTAAAAAGTCATAAATCTTCTTTGCCATGTTATTCGCCTACTAATTCAGATTGTGATAATTGTGTGATTATTTTTACATCACTCGAAGTGGTTACTGCCATAAATATTTCATTCAAAGCACAAGAGATACTAAGTAACTTAGTAAACTCATTTGTAGAATATTTAGGAGTAATTACTACACTCGAAATATAGTCTCCCAATTCTTTATGTAGGTACGCCGCTAGTTCTGAGAAGTAGAATGTCGCTCCGAAGTCCCAGTTATCAATCGCAAAATATTCATTTACTTTGGTAGACACTGCGGTTTTTATTTCACTATCGCTGTATCCAACTCCCAATTTCTTAATCACCTTGAACATTGCTTGGTTTTCATTTTTTGCATACGAACCAAACAAGTATTTAAATTCTACTGGTATATAAGCGATGTGGTCAGATATTGCTGCCTTTGGCTCAATAGTGTCCATTATTTTTGATAACTCGTAATTATTTGGAGCAATTGGAGTTGCTGTTGTGAATTTCTTTCCTACCCATTTTTCTACGTTTCTTACGTAATCTGAGCCCAACACATACATGTCTATGATATTACTTGTGCTTGGGTCTATTCTTTTATTTAAGTCTGCATAATGGTCCCATCTAAAACTTGTGAACTTGTCTTCGACAAAAGTTATTCCTTCTTTTGGCACGTACGCCACTGTTTGATATAATATCCCGTTGTCTCCTAATGCAGTAAATGTAAAACTTGTATTCCATGCACCTGCTATGCGTTTATACCACACACTAGTTGTTGTGTTAAACCACAATGTAGCAGTCGCTGGAACGCTTGAATCTGGCACTCCTGCACTTGCTTGTGCAGCCGCAACTGCAAACTTTGATGCTCTATCATATGTTATATTGTCTTTAGTATAACTTTCCATTATTATCTGGTTACCAGAAGTAACAGAAAGCATGGAGTATGGATGGTCGTCTGTATCGCCTGCGAATAGTTTTACTTTCGAATTATCTTTATATCCAGCACCAGTCAAGTAGTCGTCATATACATATGAAGATATTGACTTGTATGTTGTATTCGTTGAATTGGCAACTGTTGCTAACTCGAATGAGGCTTTAACTCTAACTGAGAAGTTGGCAATGTCAGACAGTGTTGTTGCTGTTCCGACAAACACGTCAATGAGGTCGTTTACAGAGATTGCGTATGTCCAGAAAACAATTTTATAAGTTGTACCCACTGTGTTTGTAACAGTTACGTGGGCGGCATCGATAAACGCTCCAGTGTCAGTTCTAAGAAGTATGTTACTTGTGGTAAGTGCAGTTGCACTTACTATTGAGAATTCTCCATAAGCATACTGCTTAAATTTAATATCGGTGTCTAGTATGTTAATATTTAACTGGTTCTGATTTCCAGGTGTACTTGCATCTGTATCTACATGTTGAAATGGCAATACAAATTTATATAATGATGTGCCAGTATCATATGTCGTTGTAATTTCATTTTGTTCTACAACATCACCCTCATCGATGAAAACAAATTTACTACCCGTTGCTGCCGCACTAAAATACGATGTCGATGGTTTTCCTTTAAAGCCAAACGTAGTCAAATCAGAAGTACTAATACTTGCAAAACTACTATCTGCGTTAGAAGAGTCTTCGGCACCATCATAATTTATAGTGATATTCACATTTGATAAATTTGTGGCAGCAGATGCTGTTACTGTACTATCTAGTCCTATCGTTGATGATAAAGATGTTATAGTACTTAAGTCATCAATTCTCAGAGTAAGAGTATCAATTCCGTCGCCATCGGCTAAGTCTGTTGCATTTCCAATAATCTTTCCAGCCGCAATGGTTGGCGAATGTATATGTGCTGGTAATAATGGATATTCTAATCCATCTGGTGATATAAGAGAGTGCGTATAAGTCGGTGTTGTTACCGCGGTATTTGTATCGATAAATGTGTACGTCTGTCTAGCACCAGTATATTGATATATTGCTTTAAACTCAGCGCCTGTTGAATTATATGTAACCGCACTTGTTACTGGAGCCTGTCCTATAGATACTGTTGGCGTGTTTGTAGTTGACGAGTAAGAACTATCTGTAGTTCCATCTTTATAGTTTAAGAATATAGCATCTCTCATTGATAAATTAGTTTCGTTATCAACCACATCAGTAGTGTTTCCATAGAAGAATTTAACTTGGTCTCGACTTTCAAATGCTATCTTTTTGCCAATAAGTTCAGCAATATATTCTGATTCATTGTCTCTAATTCCAGAACTATAGTTAAACACGACATGCACTTGTGACGGAGTGGAACCTGTATGTAGTTGCCATTCCCAGACATTTGCTTGTCCAGTTTTTAATGCATATTTTATAGTAAACGTTGTCTCTGTCACACTATCAATTTTAGTTTTAATTGAAGTTACTTCTGCTTCAGTGAACTTTGTTCTTAGTCCACGCACTACATTAGCGATAGTGCCATTATCTGGTATTACTTTATTCAGTGTATAATCTTTTGAACCATCTGCCTTGACTGCTCCTACTTTTTGAACTTTTGCCCAAGTTACTATATCATTCGCACTTAACTTAAATGTATCGCCTTCGAATATTGTGGTTACGTTTACATCTATGTTAGAATTAATAACCATCTTGTTAGTCGTAGTCACCGTGTACGGTCTAGCAACCGATACATTTACACTAACGTTACTACTATACTTGTAGAAAAAATTATTTAAAAGACTTGGATGTTTTATTGCTTTAGTAAGTTCATTTCTTATAAAGTTATCGCTCTTACCCTGTGCTTTGTTGTATCTTAGTGGAATTTTTACTGTCTCACTTTCAACAAATAGGCTCCCATCAGAACCTGTCACACTTAAATTAGAATGATGACCTAGTACATCGTCAGTTTCAAAGAAACGAGAGTTGCCTGCAAAAGAAGTGTTCACTGCTTTTACTTTTTTAACAATGTTACTGCCAAGAGTTAATGGATATACATTATAGTCCTGTGCATTGACCATTCTGTCCTGAGTATAGTAACTTCTTGGAGCAATTCTACGTACACTTGCGTATGTTTCGCCTGCATAGTTCTCAGTAAAATCTCTAGTACTTGATAATGTAAATGTTAGTTGATATACTCTATTATCATTGCCTACATATGGAATTGTGATTATTGCATTTGCAATATCATCTGCGTTTACAGAGAAGTTATCATTATCTACTCGTCTGTACCATGTTCTGTATCCACCACTTGCGGCATTGCCAAATATTCCATCTGGATAATTTAATTCAATTGCATTATTGTCTGCTGTAGAAATACTCACTATGTCACCATTACCAGTTCGTAGGGCGTTATAGATTGCAGTTTCACGTGTATTATTATCTACCTTACTAACACTTGATACATATCCTCTATTTGAATCTATTCTTTGTACCCAAACATCACTATTGGAGACGTTAACATCATTTATTTTTTCTCTTCTATTTGAAATAGTTGTGGTATAGTTTGCATCACTAAACTGTAATTCGCCCGAAACTGCATAGACAAAGAAACCAGTTCTGTCACTAGCAGAACCCAAGTTATCATTTCTGTTTATAAGTGTAAAGTTTTTAGATATATTTGGCTCATCTTCGTATACTTTTGTTGTTTTCTTATCCATTAATACACGAACTGCTTCGAAGTTTCTGTTTGCGCCTGCTATGGAAGTAGTGAATGTGTAGTTTACATTTTTAGAGGCAGTGTCTTCGTTTATTTCGTACAAAGAGTGTTCTACATCTGCAATTGTCAATTCAGAAGATGGATTTTGAATTTTAGTATTTCCAGCAAATGATGAATTTAAAACAGTGATAAAGTTTTCATACCAATCTGCATTATTGCTGTCGTTCCAGTTGATAGTTTTTCCTGCAAGAGATACGCCCTCATTATCTAGTACCGCTTCAGTAGTAGATAAACTTGAGATTTTCATAAATCCCTTTGCATTGACTGGTCTAGTCTTATTATATCCGAGTGATTTGGCCATCTGTAGAACACTAACTCTGCGTTCAGCAGTATCCATGAAATTCTCTCTAGTGTTCATGTCTAGTCTGAACGACAAACTGTGTCCTAAGTATGCAACTAAGTCTAAGATTGCAATGAATTCAGAACTTGCTACGAAATCATTAAATTTCTCAGGATACGTCTTTGCTGTATAATCTAAAAGTGCTGTTCTAATTGTGTCAAAATCATATGCTTTAAGGCTAATATTGGAAAATGCTGTATATACTGCTGTCCAACTTTCACTTGCGAATAGATTGTCTGTACGTTCTTGGCTCATAATGGTCTCTCTATTATTCTCTGTCTAAATCGATACTTAATTCTACTGGCTCATTTGTAGGCAGAATTGCAAGTCTCAACATAGCGTTTATTGTATGGTCCGAGTCTGTAACTTCTACACTAACAAAGGTACATCTTGGGTCATCGTTTATAATATTCGTTAAATCTTCTTTAATTAACTCAGTAGTTTCAGCAGTTAGTGGCTCAAACATCATTTCGTGTATAATTGACCCATAAGTAGGCAACATCACACGTTCACCCCTACGAGTCATGATATGATTCATAAGGTCTTCAATCACCAAGTCTTTATCATGTAACTCGTGATTTATTGCTTTTAAATTTTTGGTACTGAACCCTGCGAATGTTGGCATATCTATTATTTTCTCTGTAGTTTATGTTACATGTATTTATCTCTACATAAACTTCGCAGTTTTTGATTGACAAATGGATGCAATTCTGTTATTATAGTACTAAATAATAGTAATAATCACAACAAGGATAACAAATTATGCCAAATTTAGTACCAATGGTCGTTGACCAGTCAGCAAATGGAGAACGCAGTTACGATATTTTCTCTCGTTTATTAAAAGAAAGAGTTATATTTCTGACTAGTGAAGTGAATGATTACCAAGCAGATTTGATTTGTGCCCAGTTATTGTTCTTAGAAGCAGAGAATTCAGACAAAGATATACATTTTTATATCAATTCTCCTGGTGGTGCTGTTACATCTGGAATGGCAATATATGATACCATGCAGTTTATAAGTTCGCCTGTTGCTACTACAGTAATGGGACAAGCATGTAGCATGGGTTCATTACTTGCACAAGCGGGCGCTGAAGGTAAGAGGCATGTACTACCAAATGCTCGTACAATGATACATCAACCTAGTGGTGGTGCTGGCGGACAGGCTACTGATATGAAGATTCAAGTTGATGAAATAATGAAACTGAAAGAAAGATTGACTCAAATCTATGTGAATCATAATTCTGCTGGAAAAACATTTGATGAATTAACTGAAGCAATGGAGCGAGATAACTTCATGTCAGCAGAAGAAACTGTTGCGTATGGGTTAGCAGATAAAGTTATAGATAAGCGTTAGAATCCAGGTACATAACTGAACATCTTGGCAGTTTTGATTTTTTGTTGGGCCAACATAGAATCAACTTTGCCATTTTTCTTTATATTACTTTGAATTTCGTCTGTTACTGAGTACCAGTCTTTTGCATTTATAAGTTTTGTGATTGGACTCTTTTCTATAGTACTAACACCTTCGGCAAAAAAGTGGTACAATAACGCATCATAATGTGGTTGTGAAATCTTCACTGTGATAAACTTCTCTAGTACGTTTCCAATGTTTCTTAATTGCTTCTCTAAGATAAATACTGCCGCACCTTTTGTTATTTTTTTCGATGATATATCTATTCGGGTAGATGCAACAGTAATATATCCATAGTCTATCTCAGTGTCTGAAATTTTATAGTTATAACCAACGACATTATCAACAATCGTAAGCATCGGCTTATTATCCAATATGATGGCGTCTTTGCTCACTGACGAAAATGTTAAATTTTTCACATCATTCAGGTCAACTCTCGTGTGACAAAGAAGATAATTTGGATTACCATTTTCATGGTATCCTGTTCCTAAAAACGTGCCATGGTCTGTTATAACATTTAATGGCATTTGAATATAATTTAGTAATGAGCCTGGTCGTTTATCATATATCATAATTATGTACCCTTTGCTTTTGACTGAGCAAAAACACTCGTTGTTAGTTTTGTAGAATGTGGTCTAATGAATGGCTCATGTGTTGGTAGTTCAGACACAATTGTTTTTTTAAGTGTTGTACATTCTAATTCTTCTATATCTGGCATATCACTAGTTAGAATAAGTTCTGATATTGGTGCTAATGGTCCATTTAAATGCAATAGACTACCAGTCGTTACTATACAATTTACCCCAACGTTAATATTCATTCCAGACTCACTCTGCAAGAATTGGTTACCTTGACTTCTGAAATGTAATTCTTGGTCGGTATTAATTTTTGTGGTGCCGAAACTATGTATGTTTATATTTTCGCCCGCTTCTAAATTAATATTTTTATCTGCACGTAAGTTAAAGTCTTTCTGAGTTCTCATATTTAGTGACCCCTCTGCGTAGACCATGACTTCGCCACTTGCTCCAACCTCTATCCATCCAGTGCCACTACTATTAATAATATGAATAAAATCATTACCACCATCTAACATAATACTAGCACCCGAAGATGTTGTTATTCTTATTTGCTCAGGATGAAGTTCGCCTGTATCATCAACACTGCCATCATCAATTGATATCGATGAGCCAGCCGATGTTTTCAGTCCAGTAACTTTGCTATGTTGTGGAGTTGCGTATGCCGCATCTCTTCGAGGGCTCGCAGATGTTGGACCTCGTAAATCGTCACTAAACGTTCCTTGGTCTCCTAGTACTTTATTATTTGGTGAGTTTGGCAGTTCTTCTCCATTCTTTTCTGCATCTTCTGGACCTAAAACAACTTTCTGCACAGCAACACCTTCAAATGCACCTTCACCTATTCCACTGCCATCAATATGTGGGTTTCCTTTAACGCCACCAGCAACTATATCTACTGACTCTGATGATGTTGCAAACCAAAAGGCATCAACTGTTGAGGCGTGGTCTGCAAAGAATACAAGAATTACAATGCCAGTTTCATCTGGAACATTAAACATAGACCCCGTTTTTGCATGTTTGAAATATGTTGGTTTCTCCGGACTCTGATTTAATGCTGGAATATACGCGGCAATCCTTCCTTGTCCAGTTGGGTCAATATGTGGAATACCCTTTGAACTTTTAGTAATCGTTATCGCTTTGTATATATTATTTAACTTAGCAATAAGAGGACTGGCTTCATGGGCATATTGTGCATCAACCGTCTTTTTTATTTTATTGTCAGCCATAATTAAATTTCTCCGCTACTTGATTTATCTATATAAAATACGTCATGATTAATTTTTATCATTCTTGTAATACCGGTGGTCTTCCAAATCGCACCCTGTTTTGACTGCGGACCAACTTCGATAGCAGGGAAAAACTTTGCAATTTTTTCTCTCAAATAGGTATAGTCATCACCACCTCCGGGATTTGAATCGTCATATGTGTTTGTGTATAAACCAAAGAAAGCACTAGGGTCTCCAATTTTTTGTGTAGTTCCATTAACATCTGTGTATGTTATCGGTCCAATCTTATTAAAATCTTTTACCAATATATTTGCGTTAGAATAATCATCTTTCACTTCTATCATTTGTCCATAATCTGTACTTACAATTAATCTATATATTTTTTGTGCTTCATCGTACTGTTGCGCCTCTGATGTCGTAACATTTAAAGTTGGTAAGTCACTTGCTCTACGAGAGGGAAGAATAACGTTAAGTGTATTAAGTGCCGCGGTTTTAACTATAACTGGTTGACTTGCTACTGCAATCTGTGAAACTGGAATTTTGGCTTGAACAAGTTCTTGTTTCGAACCCGTAGTTATCGTCCTCACTGCGGATATCACTTCATCTGGCAAACCAAGAGATACCTCTGCTATTTGTAGTTCGACTTCTTGTAATTTTGCTTTATCAGATGTTATTACTGTAGAATCAGGATAATAACCGTCAAGTTTTGTTTTTAGTGTATCAGCATCTGTTACTAATATGTCTAACTTTTTTGAATTCTTCTTTACTATAACTGCCTTTTTTAACTGATTTCTACTAACTGAGTCACTACTGATAACATTGATTGCGTTTGCGTAACCTTCAACAGTTGTAAATTCTGATGCTGAGAGATTTTCTACTTGGTGTGCCTTACTAATCTTTTCTGAAATTGCTTCTAACATTTCGGTTCTTTCTGCTTCGGTTACGGTAACGCCCGCTTCTTTAAGTCTTTTGTCTAAATTCTTTGCACTATTATCAAACCATTCTTGTTG